TGTCCCCTCCCTAATCGTTGTGAAGAAGAGCAAGTCAACATGGACCTTGATCAATGCTCTTGCCCAAATGGTGGTTTCAGGGTTTACCGGCGTTATTGCTGGCCTGGTGAGCATTGAAAGCGGACTTAGCATTTACATGATTCTGGCAACCGCGGGGATAAGCGGCGCGATGGGCTCCGTAGCGCTCACGTATTTCTGGGAACGAATCACCGGAGTGAAAGCACAATGACAGCAGACCAGATTATCGAGGGGATCCTCGGCAAGGAGGATGGTTATGTCGATCATCCGTCGGATAAAGGCGGGCCGACCCGCTGGGGCATCACGCAGACCACCGCCCGTGCACATGGCTACACCGGTGATATGCGGAACCTGCCCAGGGAAACAGCAAAGCAAATCCTGCTGAGCGATTACTGGACCGGCCCCCGGTTTGACCAGGTGGCAGCTCTATCTACGTTACTGGCAGATGAGCTTTGCGACACTGGCGTGAACATGGGGCCATCTGTAGCCAGTAAGTTTTTCCAGCGCTGGCTGACCGCAATGAATATGCGCGGAAAGCTGTATCCCGATCTGATTCCGGATGGCGCCATTGGTCCCCGAACCATCACCGCGCTTAAGGGATACCTTTCCGCCCGCGGGAAAGAGGGTGAACAGGTTCTGGTGCGTGCGCTGAACTGCAGCCAGGGTGCCAGATACCTCGAACTGGCGGAGGGCCGCGAAGCCAACGAGGATTTTCTCTACGGCTGGGTTAAGGAGCGTGTCCTGTGAAGATGATCATTTTCGCTTTGCTTGTGCTGGTGGCTGTGCTCGTTCTGTTACTTCTGCGCAAATATACCCGGCTGGAGTTCGTAGGGCATGCCAGCTTGCTGCTGAAAACGTGGTCTGTAAAGCTGGGAGCTATCGGCGCGCTGGTTGGTGTATGGGCGCAGTCGTTCCCGGATGCTGCGCTGCACGCCTGGGCGGTGCTGCCGCCGGATATCAAAAACATCCTGCCGCCAAACATCGTTGCGTTGATTAGCCCTGCGCTGGTGGTGCTGGCCGTACTATCGCAATACGTACGCCAGCCAGCATTGAAAGAAAAGGCCGACGAACTGAAGGAGCCGCAGCAATGAGCTTCGAAATTATCGCGGGGCTGGTGGTTGTCATCCTGGGTGCTATCGCTGGTGCGTTCGGCATTGGTCATGCTCGCGGGACCAGTAAGGCGAAAGCCAAAGCTGATCAGCAACGTACCGAAGAGAACGCCGCTGCTACTGTCGCCGCGGCAGAACGCCGTGCTGAAGTCACGAAAGGGGCCAGCTATGTACAGGAAGACGTTAAGCGTATGGGCGATGACGATGTTGATCGGGAGTTGCGCGAAAAGTTTACCCGCCCCGGTAGTCGTTGACACGGCCTGCAGCTGGGTGCGGATCATCTACCTGACTGACCACGATATCGATGTGTTGGATAAGCAGACCAAGCGTGACATCCTGGCGCACAACAAAGCAGTGCAGGCCAATTGCTCGCAGCTCACAGAGAAGGGTTCCAGGTAATTCAGCTACAAACGCAGAACACTTTAGGTATTGAAATTTACATGGCCACATGAACAAAAAATCAGAATACGAGACAACAGAGCGCTGAAAAATGAAAAGTTGGTATCTAAGTCAGGTGCATTAAGGCACTATGGATTTTCAATTCCTTCTATCTAAGAAGCTGCCCATGACAAGAAATTCACTCCCTCAACTTCCGCATGGTTATCGATACGGTGACGAGCACTCTATTCACCCTCATTGTGATGGGGATTATTTAGCTCCGCAGGGATATGTTATCAAGTCCGTTAACCTTGTAGATGGGGTGGTTATTTATGTGCCCATCCAACGCTACATCAAGCATCTAGATCTTTGGGTTAATGCCGAAGGAACTGTCGAATAAATTGTTAGTTACCGGCCTCGTTCGGGAGAGCTGAGAATTGCCATCAAAAGACCAGCAGAGATGCCTGGTACTCTGGTTGAATGTTCCGGCAAGTTGAAAATGATTGGTTCAATGAGCTCTTTCGATATTTAAATGCTTTCGATAACTTAAATGAAGCTATCACCACATTATCACTGCCAGCCAACACCAAAACGGCAGTGGTCAGTTAAAAAGCAGAAAAGCCTCTCCCGGGTGGATCCTGAGAGATTTTAGTTTTCTAACTGGTACCAACCAAAGGTCGCATTTTTTATGCGACCTTTTTTATTGTGCGTAACAGGCATCCGTAAGGAAACCGTTCAGCTTGTACACACGGCAAAGATAAATGCAAAAGCATCACGGAGGCTATTTTGTCGAATGGCTTCGATAATACTCCCCACATCGCACAGAGGTAAGACATGTCAGAGATCACTGCATCCGAGCAAATCCGCCTGGATATAATCAAGAAAGTTAATTATGACACCGCAGCGGCCAAGCTGGCCATTGATTGGGTTGGTGATAGCAATCTGAAAGCTGAGCTATTCGCTGACTCTTTCGATCGTGTTTTCACGGAAAGTGAGATTGTCTCGAAGACCCGTAAGGCAATCCAGGAAGCGACCGAAGCGCTGGCGCTGTTTGATACTGCCGCTGAGAAAGTCAGCTAAGGCATTACAGCAGGCATTCATCGAGTGCCTGTGATAATGTTAAAGCTCCTGTATAAGGGGCAGTTGTATGATATCATGCAACGAAGCAACCAAGCTATGGAAAGTCCGGGTAATGGTTTGGAGTGAATGTGACGTTTAGCAGCGGTGGTATAAATGGCTACTTTTTCCTGTTGCTTAGTATGTGGCCAGTGCTAATGGTTTTATTCCTGGGATTGTCTCCTGCATTTTACGGTGTGTTAATGCCTAAAACGGCAATTGCTTGTCTGGTGATCGCTGCAGCCTTTGGCATTGGTGGGTGGTTCTATGGATTGTGATCTAAGTAACATTTGGTCAGGTTATAAACTGGTATCTGACCGCATTACAGCAGGTATTCATTGAGTGCCTGTGATAATGCCCGTCAGACAATGGACTGATATCATTGTCTGTTTCTCCCGGTGTATTTTGAAATACTCAATACTCTCATAACGTCTCTGCCTGCCAACATCAGAACGCCAGAGGTTAGTTAGCCGGATAGATGCACCTCTATCTGTTGGCTCCTGAGAGATTCTTTATACGCTGGTTGGTAGTGACCAAAGGCCGCATAATTTTGCGGCCTTTTTCATTTCTGTAAAATGAAAGTCCTCAGGCGGTTAACGATGCTCTGGACCATGGAAGTGATCTCCACCATGTCCGCCGCTATGAGGCCCAGGGGGAAGGATACATCCTGAAAGAGACAGCGCACCACAGATCACAAAAACAGCAAGCATAATTCTTTTCATAATAACTCCTGAACTAAAGAGCCTTAATTCCAAAACATAAAAGTGAATATTTTATGGAGAATCAGTAATTCCTTTTTCTCCCTCACGTTAAATAGGAATAATCCATGGCAAAACCGGACTGGGGCGAGCTTCAGCGACGGTTCCTGTCCGATCATGCCGCAACCGGCGTATCACCGAAGGATTGGTGTGAAGCGCAGGGACTGAATTACGCTACTGCCCGCCGATACATCAAGAAACCCACTGCGCAAACTGCGCAAAAACCTGCGCAGAAGAAACTGCGCACTGCGCAAAAGGAAAAGTGCGCAGAAGAGCTGGTGGATGATGATGGCCTCACCGATCAGCAACGTTTATTTGTCGCAGAATACCTGAAGGACCACAACGCCACGCAGGCCGCTATCCGTGCCGGGTACAGCAAGAAGACTGCTGAACAAATTGGCTATCAGCTGCTTCAGAAAACTTCAGTTGCGCAGGCCATTGCGCAGCAGCAGAAAGCATCCATTATGCGCACGCTTGGCAGCGCTGATGAAGTGCTTGAGCAGATGTGGCGGCTGGCAACATTCGACGCCAACCAACTTTCTCAGTATCGCCGCGGGAGCTGCCGTTACTGCTGGGGCTTCGGTCACCAGTATCAATGGCGCGATGCGGTGGAGTACGAAGAGAAGCTGGCTGAGGCTTTAGCGAAGAAAGGGAAAGAGCCAAACGACAGAGGCGGCTACGGTTACGACCATACCAGCTCGCCTAACCCGAAATGTCCTCGCTGTAATGGTGATGGCATCGGCCAGCCTTTCTTCGCCGATACGCGCAAGCTGGCGCCGGATGCTGCGCTTGCCTATTCCGGTGTGAAGCTTGGTAAGAATGGCGTTGAGATAACCGCCATCAGCCGTGAGAGCATGTACGAGGCGGTGATGAAACGTCTCGGCCTGGCTGACAGTGAGTTCGCCCAGCGTCTACAGCAGATTGAAATCGAGCGCCGGCAGCTGGAGATCGACAAGCTCCGTAAAGAGCTGGCCGCTGACCCAGAAGATGACGAACCAACGCCAGTTGCGATCAATATCAACGTAGTCGATGCGCGAGTGAGGGAAGAGGATGGCGATAGCTCCGACGCTTAACGTTCCCCAGGCTCGTTTTCTGGCTATGCAGCAGAAGTTCAAAGCCTATGTAGCTGGTTTTGGATCCGGTAAGACATGGGTTGGCTGCGGTGGAATATGCAAAGGGTTCTGGGAGTTCCCCAAAATAAACCAAGGCTACTTTGCCCCGACTTATCCTCAGATCCGCGATATTTTCTACCCCACGGTGGAAGAAGTTGCTCACGACTGGGGACTGAAAGTCAAAATCGTTGAAAGCAACAAAGAGGTCCATTTCTACAGTGGGCGCCAGTACCGCGGCACGACAATTTGTCGGTCGATGGAAAAGCCCGACACGATAGTAGGCTTTAAAATCGGCAATGCGCTGGTGGATGAACTCGACGTTCTGAAAGCGGATAAGGCGCGTCAGGCGTGGCGAAAAATAATCGCGCGTATGCGTTATAAAGTTGATGGTCTGCGTAATGGCATTGACGTGACTACCACACCTGAAGGATTTAAGTTCGTCTATAACCAGTTTGTTAAGGCTGTGAGGGAAAAGCCTGAACTGAGGTCGATGTATGGTCTGGTACAGGCTTCGACATTCGACAACGAAAAGAACCTGCCGGATGACTATATTCCTTCGCTCCTGGCGAGTTACCCGCCGGAATTGATCAAGGCATATCTGAATGGCCAGTTTACTAACCTGACCAGTGGCACCATTTATCATCAGTTCGACAGGGTGCTGAATAATTCCAGTGAGGAAGAGCAGCCAGGTGAAGCGCTGTATATCGGGATGGATTTCAACGTCGGGAAGATGGCCGGGATCGTCCATGTATTGCGGCTCGGCTTACCACACGCGGTAACAGAGATTATCAACGCTTACGATACGCCCGACATGATACGCATCATCAAGGAACGTTTCTGGCTGTATGCCGACGGTGACTACCGTAAGGTCCGCGAGATTTATATTTACCCGGATGCCTCTGGTGATTCCAGGAAGTCAAACAACGCCAGCAAAACAGATATTGAGCAGCTCCGGCAGGCCGGATTTAACGTCATCGTTGATGACGCTAACCCGCCGGTAAAGGACCGCATTAACTCCATGAACGCCATGTTCTGCAATGGTAATGGCGATCGCCGGTACAAGGTGAATGTGGCCCGTTGCCCGGTCTATGCCGACTGCCTGGAACAACAGGTGTGGGATAAAAACGGCGAGCCGGATAAAAAGAGCGATAACGATCACCCCAACGATGGCGCCGGTTACTTCATTGTGAAGCAATTCCCAATCGTTCGACCTGCATTCTCTATTTCACTGGACACGACATTCTGATGGCCAATAACGATATTACTTATGTTCGCCCTGAGGTCAGGGCGGCGATGCCCGTGTGGAAAAAAATTCGTGACGTGTGCAAAGGGGCTGATGCTGTAAAGGCCGCCGGGAATGAATACCTCCCTTTTCTGGATCCGTCCGATAAGTCTGCACGCAATAAAAAGCGCAATGCTGATTACATTCAGCGCGCCGTTTTCTACGCGATAACGGGCAATACAAAAGTGGGTCTACTGGGGCTGGCATTCAGAAAAGACCCGACCATGACCGCGCCGGATAAACTGAATTATCTTCGTGACAACGCCGATGGTGCTGGTGCCAGCATTTATCAGCAGTCCCAGCAGGTTACAGAAAATATTCTGGAGGCCGCGCGCGAGGGGCTTTATACGGATTATGCAGCTGAGACCGACGAGGCGATCATCCTTCGTTATCAGGCGGAAAGCATCATTAACTGGCGCACCAAACGCATCAATGGACGTGATCAACTGGTGCTGGTGGTTTTACGTGAATGCATGGAAAAGGAAGATGGTTTTGCGTACGAGGATGAAATCCAGTATCGCGAACTGGCTCTGGAGAACGGAAAGTTTGTCTGCCGGGTATGGCGAAAGTCAGCTGACGCAGGCTCTTTTTCCGTCGATTCTGAGTATCACCCGAAGCCTAAAGGTGAGGATTTTTGGGATGAAATCCCCTTTACCTTCGTTGGTGCACAAAATAACGATCCCAGCATCGACGAGTCGCCTTTAGCCGCCCTCGTTGAAATTAACCTTGGTCATTATCGAAATTCGGCGGATTACGAAGACAGCGTATTTTTCTGCGGTCAGGTTCAGCCGGTGATTTCCGGGCTTGATACCGCCTGGCGTGACTGGCTGCAGGATAAGGGAATTCGTGTCGGTTCTCGTTCTCCATTCCTGCTGCCGAAGGAGGGGAGTTTTACCTATGCTCAGGCGCAACCAAACACCCTGGCTAAAGAGGCGATGGACAGTAAGCGTGATTATTCTGTTCAGCTTGGCGCCCGGCTTATCGAGCAGAACGGCGCGGTTAAAACCGCCACGCAATCCAGCGGCGAGCAAACCGCATCCACATCGGTGCTCGGCATTTGCGTTTCCAATGTCTCGGAGGCCTATACGCTGGCGCTCGGCTGGTGCGCCAGATATCTCGGCATAAAAGGCGAGGAATATCGTTACAGCATCAATCAGGAGTTTATCGCCAAAGTCGCTGAATCCGGCATGGTAACGGCAATCGTCAATGCCTGGCAGTCCGGTGCGATTCGCGACACGGATATGGTCAGAGCTCTGCAGAGGCTTGACTTGATAGATCCTGCTGACGACCCTGAAACTGTCATTGACGCTATTCGTAACGGCGCGCCTAACCTGATTGGTGGCAATAATGGCAACGGCGAATGACAACCTGCAGGATGAATCCATAGCCCACGCTATATGGGTTAGTCGCTACAGCACCGGCGTTGCCAACAGGATGATAAAAGTTCTGAATGACAGCGACGCCGAACTTACCGCAAGGTTGCTGGTGGCTATCGATACGCTGGATCCCGAGAGCTTTACCGTTTCGCGTCTGGAAGCGTTACTGGTCAGTGTCAGGGCCATAAACAAGGATGCCATACAGTCGATGTATGCAGCCCTCTCTACCGAGCTGCAGGAGCTGGCGAAACATGAGACCAGTTTTCAGATGAGCCTCTTCCAGTTTGCCATTCCCGACGATGTTCTGGCGCTTCATCCACTGGTTGGCATCTCCCCGGATGCAGTTTATGCCGCGGCGATGGCGCGTCCATTTCAGGGGCGGTTGCTAAGCGAATGGGCCAGCAACCTCGAAGCTGATCGTATGGCGCGCATATCCAATACGGTGCGGCAGGGTTTTCTCCTGGGCGATACGCATGAGCAGATCGCAAAAAAGGTTCGCGGACATGCTAACCGCGGCTACCAGGATGGTGCGCTTCAGATGAGCCGGGCCAATGCGGCCAGCATAGCGAAAACGGCAGTAGGGCATCTTGCATCAACAGCAAGACAAAGCTTTGCGTCGGCGAACGACGACATTCTGAAGGGTAAGCAGTGGTTATCCACTTTGGATAACCGGACATCAAAGGATTGTCGGATCCGCGACCGCCTCAAGTACACGCTGGATAACAAACCGATAGGGCACAAGGTGCCTTATTTGCAGGGACCTGGAAAAATCCACTTTTGCTGTCGGAGCACTGAAACTTACATCCTGAAATCGTCCGAGGAGTTGGGTATCAAAGTCGGCGAAATCAAGGACAGCTCGCGCGCCAGTATGGATGGACAGGTTCCGGCTGATACGACTTACCAGGACTGGTTCTCCCGGCAGTCGTTCACGCGACAAGCTGAGATTGTCGGAGAAACGCGCGCCAGGCTGATTCGTGATGGCGGCATGTCTCCCGATGAGTTCTACAACGACAGGGGCGAGTGGCTGACGCTTGACCAATTGCGCAACCGTGACGCGCAGGCGTTTAAGGATGCCAGAGTGTGATAGAGTAAATTCGTGGTGAATGCAGGATGCTGACCTGCGCGCCAAAGCGTCCCGTGAGAAACGGGCAAGCCGGAAACCAGACTCACCTCGGTGAGTCCCCGCCGTTCTGAAGAATCAGGATGCCGTGGCAGCACCGGCCACCACACTTGCTTATGATCGCTCAGGAGTTCTTTAGCATGAAGATTTTCTTAAAAGGCGGGCCTCGAGATGGTGAGTCCGTATCCCTTCACACGGATGACTACGGAGTGCCCTTAGAACGAGTGCAATTTCCTCAGCCTGTTTCTGCTGCATCCCCATTGTTTAATAACGGATTTGATGCCTGTGATCTCGAACAGGATATTCTGATATATACGCTAGAAAGGATAGTAATAGACGGGAAACTGCATCACTACGAATACCACTATCAAGGTCGCTAAGGCGGCCTTTTTTATTATCTAAATTTCACAACAGGCTGCCTCCGGGCGGCCTTTTTTATTGGGCCAGGCCCACAGTAACTATCCCAAGGGGACAACATGCTTATTCGTAACATGCTCATTAAATATTATTCGGCAGCTGGTGGTGAGGGTGGTGATGGCGGTGGCTCCGGTAGTGGTGCGCCCGAGATTACGCCGGAAATCCAAAAGCTGATCGATGAGCAGGTCAGTGCTCAGGTTTCAGGCCTGAAAAATAAAAATAGTGAGTTACTCGGTAAGCTCAAAGAGTCCACTGAGTCGCTAAAGCGTTTTGATGGTATCGATCCTGATGCGGTGAAAACCATTCTCCAGCGTTTCTCTGATGATGAAGAGGCGCAACTGATCGCCGCCGGGAAAATTGACGAGGTACTGGATAAACGCACTGAGCGGCTACGTGCTGATGTTGATAAGCAAATCAAAGCCGCTAATGAACGCGCTGAAAAGGCGGAAGCGTTCTCCAACAAATTCCGTGATCGTGTCCTGGGTGATGCTATCCGCAGCGCAGCGCTTAAGGCTGGCGCGCTGCCAGAAGCATCCGACGATCTGATTCTTCGTGCTAAAGGCACATTCCAGCTCAACGACGAAGGCGAGGCCGTAGCAGTTGATGCAAATGGCGATGTTCTGTTCGGTAAAGACGGAAAAACTCCGCTCACCCCGGTTGAGTGGGCTGAATCTCTGAAAGAGACGGCCCCGCACCTGTTACCGCGCGCCGAAGGCTCCGGGGCTGGTGGTCATAAACCCGGTGGTGGTGGCGGTAGTCTGAAATGTTCAGAAATGAGCTCAAGCGACAAAGCGGACTACATCCGCAAACATGGCCAGCAGGCCTATCTCAAATTGCCTAAGTAAGGACTAATCAATGCCTACGACCGTAAACAGTGACCTGATTATCTATGACGACCTCGCGCAGACTGCGTTTCTTGAGCGTCGCCAGGATAATCTGGAAGTCTTCAACGCCGCTTCAAACGGCGCAATCATTCTCGACAACGAACTGATCGAGGGTGATTTTCGCAAGCGCACCTTCTATAAAGTTGGTGGTTCTATCGAATCGCGCAACGTTAACTCCACCGACCCGGTAACGGGTAAAAAAATCGGTGCCGGTGAATCTGTCAGCGTTAAGGCGCCGTGGAAATACGGCCCGTATGAAACCACGGAGGAGGCGTTTAAACGTCGGGGTCGCGACGTTAGCGAATTCTCCGAGGTGATCGGCGTCGACGTCGCTGATGCAACGCTTGAAGGTTATATCAAGTATGCCCTACAGGGTCTTGTTGCAGCCATTGGCGCAAATGCTGACATGACGGTATCCGCGGATATTGCCACTGATGGTAAGAAAACGCTGACCCGTGGCCTGCGTAAATACGGCGATAAATTTAACCGTGTTGCGCTGTTCGTTATGCATTCCACGACCTATTTCGACATTGTTGATCAGGCTATCGACAACAAAATTTACGAAGAAGCTGGCGTGGTGGTTTATGGCGGACAGCCAGGCACGTTGGGTAAACCGGTGCTGGTAACTGACACCATGCCAGTTGATGCGATTCTGGGGCTGGTGGCCGGCGCGGTATCCGTAACGGAATCACAGGCTCCGGGCTTCCGTTCCTACGATATCAACGACCAGGAAAACCTTGCCATTGGCTATCGCGCAGAGGGCACGGTTAACGTTGAACTGCTGGGTTACAGCTGGGATGAGACGAAGGGCGCTAACCCTGACCTGACCAAAATCGGCACCGGCGCGAACTGGAAGAAACATTTCACCAGTAACAAATCCACTGCAGGCGTACTGATTAAGCTGGAAGCCCCTGCGGGGGAGTAACCCTGTCAGTGGATAAAACTTCCGCAACTGCTGACAGTACCGACGCGGTGACCGTTTCGCTCAAGTACACCAGAAATGGTGCCGGAGTCTCCGGGGCATCTGTGGCGTGGACGTCTACAGGCGGCACACTCAGTGCTTCGACGTCACAGACAGGGTCTGCTGGTGGCTCGACGGTGAAACTCATCTCTGCTACGGCCGGCTCCTTCACGGTGACGGCTACCGTTGACGGCGTGGTGAAAACAACTGAAGCGATCGCGTTCACTGCTCCAGCGGGTGGTTAACTGACGGGGCGAAAGCCCCGTTTCTTTTGGTGAGGATCCGATGACCGTTTATATAACAATCCAGGACGTTGACGAGTTGCTGGGGGATACCTGGGCTGCCGCCGACAAAAAGGCTAAAGCCGTGCTCCAGGCAAACACCTGGATGACGGCGCTTAACCTTCAGGATATCGACCAGGAGCATATTCCTGAAGAAGTTAAGCAAGCCGGAGCGTTTATCGCTTCCGTAGCCGCTGCAGGCAATCTGTATCAGCAAAAAACAGATTCCGGCGTGGTGACGAGCAAAAGCGTTGAGGCCGACGATGTGAAGGTTTCCCGCACTTTTGCCGAGCTTTCAACCACCAGCACTGAATTACTCGATCCTGATTTGCAGCTGGCGCTGGATATGCTCAAACCGTGGATGATTAACCCTTTCCAGACGTTTTTTGTGAGGGCGTGATATGTCCGATTTGAAGGTGGTCCCATTTCAAAAGCCCAGCCATCACAACATTGATAACGACCAGGTTATTCGCCTGCTGAAACAGGCTCTGGACCGAGCCGAAAACGGCGGCTGCCACAGCGTCGCAGTGATACTGCTTGATGATGAGGGTAACGCGATTGATTGCTGGCATAACGGTGGGCGCCCCTATGTGATGGTTGGTGCTATGGAGTCGCTTAAAACTGACTTTATTCATGCTCATATTGAGCGGCGGTAAGGGGGGAGCATGCAAAATCCGGATGTGCATTATGCTGGTGACGGGCTCGGACCTCGCGATGTGTTTATGAATGGAAACCTGATCAGACATGTCGTTTACGCAAACCCGGCAAAGGGTGTCGTAGAGTTTGCTCCGCTACCGCTGCGGGTTAAGCGCAACGGCGAAATTTATACCCGCAAACTCCACGGTACAGTGATCGTTAAACCTCAGCAACGTATTGGTGGGTGCAATGGGCATTCGTGACGAGCTGCAAACCGAAGTCGCCGCGGCATTCGATACCGACCTGCAGGACGCCGTTAAGGATTTCACTGGGTCATACACCGTTCGGGGGGCCTGGGACCCGGTGACGGAAACCGGCACTGAAACGCAGGTGACTTACTCGGGGCGTGGAGTGCTGGCGCGCTATAAACTGCGCCGTATCGATGGCGTTAACATTCTGCATGGTGATGTGAAGCTAACTGCCCTGGTTAACGAGGTGACTGATAAGCCGGCCGTCGGGCATATCATCACCGCACCGGATCCGATTACGGGTGAGCTTCAGCGCTATGAGGTCATAACCGCTTCTGCCGACTCTGCTGGCGCTGCGTACTCCATTCAACTGCGGAGGGCGTGATATGGCTAAGGGCTGGAACATTGACCCGGCTGCATTCGCCGGGCTGGTGGCCGAAGATGTCAAACTACGCCAGCGGACAATCGCCATTCAACTGCTGAATGAAATCGTTCAGCGGTCGCCGGTAGGAAACCCGGAGCTGTGGGCCATCAACGCGACCGCGGTTCAGTACAACAAAGCTGTTGGGGAATGGAACGAATCTCTTTATGCCGATCCTGCTAACCTGACCAAAACCGGAAGGCTCAGGAAGAAAGTCCGTGTTAATGACAGCATGGATATCAGGCGGCCGGCTGAGTATCGCGCAGGAACCTTCAGGGCATCGCATTTTGTCAGCATCGGCGAACCTAATCATTCCGTCCCGACCGAACCGGATCCGCGCGGGACAATGACGTTTCTTAATGGCAAAAATATCATTGACCAGGCGCCAGCCTACTCGGTGATTTACATCCAGTCGAACCTGCCTTACTCCGTGCCTCTGGAGAATGGCCACTCAACGCAAGCTCCGACAGGCGTCTATGCCGTCTCGTTTAATGGTGTGATTCAGGCCTACAAATGACCTTCACAGAAATCAGAAACGCTGTCATTTCCCGAATGGCGGCACAGACCGCTATTGCCTCTGATGCGGTGGATTATCCCAATGGTCCTGTATTTGACCCCAGCAACCGCGATATATGGGCCCGCCTCACCAACATTGCAGGACAGGCTGGCGCAACCGAGATCGGGGATGGGCCAGTCGTCCACAGGACGGGCTTACTCATCATTCAGCTGTTTGTTCCGGTCGGATCCGGGACGTTGCTTATCTCCCGAACGGCCGACCAGCTAACGGAGCTATTCGAGTTTAAGGGCGACGGAAAGCTGAGTTATTTCGCTGTTTCTGCTGTGCCGGCGGGTGAGACCGATGGCTGGTTACAGCTCAATCTTCAAATTCCTTATCGCGCTCTGTAGCGCACAAAAAACAGGAGGCTCCTGTGAGCTCAGGTGCAAAAGTAGTAGCCGCGTTTATTCGCGAGACAACACTAGGAATCACGCCTACAGCAGGGGCGTGGAACCTGCTGCGTCGTTCTTCATTTGGTCTGAAACCAACGCAGAACACCAATGATAATGACGAAATCGCTGGTGACCGCATGGCGCAGGGTGTTTCACGCGGCACAGTGGATGTCGGCGGCGATGTCGGCACGCGGTTTCGCTGGAACCAGCATGATGATTTTCTTGCCAGCTGCTTCGGTTCCGAATGGGTAAATAACGTGCTGACGATGGGTAATGGTCGCATTACGTTCTCCGTGGCGACTTTTGCCAGTGATGTGGGGATCGCCCAGATTGCCCGCGGTTGCCAGGTTGGCACCTTCCAGATGGAAATCCCGGCCGATGGTGATATCACTGCAACCATTACGTTTGCAGGGCTGGACTGGGAGACGAAAGGGGACGATACCAGCTATTTCACCACGCCGGTGGATTTGGCGGGGGCGCTGCGTTACTCCTTCAAGGAAGTCACCAACATCCGGCTGAATGGTGTTGATGGCGGGACAGGCTTCTGCGTCGACACCTTTAACATCCAGTTCGACAACAATATGCAGACCCAGCGCTGCATCGGTACCGGTTCGGCATTCGCCGGTGCAAACATTCCGACAACCTTTACCCCGTCAGGTCAAATCACGCTGTCATGGTCAAAGGCTGCCTGGGAGGTTTACAAAAAAACGTTCACCGGCGAAACGGTGCCGTTTAGCTTCCCCCTGGAGAATGCTGAAGGCGCCTATACCTTCGATTTCCCGGAAGTGCAAATCTCCGGCGACTGGCCGGATGCGGGGAGCACTGACATTGTTCAGGTTCAGCTGGATATCACCGCGGCCAATACTCCGCCAACTATCACCCGCGTCCCCAAAGTGCCGGCGATGGCAATCAGTGTTGCGCCAGCCACTTCAACTGGGTCCGTGGGATCTACTGTGACGTTAACCGCCACGCTTACGCCAGCTGATTCAACTGATACCGTCCAGTGGACGTCATCGGATCCGACTATCGCCAGCGTGGTTTCTACCGGGCAGAAAACAGCGAAAGTCACACGTAACGCAGCCGGTACTGCAACCATCACCGGTAAGGCCCGCACCTTTACGGCAACGTCTGAAATCATCGTTACCGCGCCTTAATTTACCTGGCCCGTTCCGCTGAGCATCGCGGTTCGGGCTTTTTTGGGAGTCTTTATGCTGATTATTTCTTCTCAAATTGATTTGAACGGAGAGCGCTGGTTTTTCCCTTACAAAAAGCCAGCAGGAAGTAAAAAGAAATTCACGCCGGAAGACGAGGCGCTATTTAAACTCCGCCTGCTGGTGGCCAGTAGCGAGAATCCACAATACCGCTCACGCAATGCGCTGGTGCGGCGCCATATCGACAAAATGGACGCGAGCTACCAGGTCGGTACGGATGCTTTCGATCTCGCCAGTGTGGGCGAGATTGACTCGGTTGATGATCTTCTCATCGACAATTGCGCGCGCTTTCTTCTGAAAGACTGGGAAGGCGTGGGGGAGCTGGTGGATGGTACGGAGACGGCCGTAGCTTACACACCGGAGCGTGGTGTTGCGTTACTGAAGCAAAACCCCTCTCTGTACTGGCTTATTCTGGCTGAGGCGGCGAACATTGCTCGGGGTAAGGAGCAGCAGACTCAGGAAACCGTAAAAAAGCCATAGAGGCCCAAAAGTGGCTAAAGGAATTCGCCGGCGAACAGGGTGACAAAGCAAAGTGGCGCAGGGAGAAACTAAATCTCCCGCCCATTCCGGAGCCTGAAATCGATGCAGTTACTGGGGAGATCCTCAACGCTTACGCCATGATATCCCGCGGCAGGAAGTATGCCGGCATGGCCGGAGTGCCACTCCCTCTATCCCTGAATGATATCGAGCTTTACCTGGCATCGCGCACCATCCTGATCGACCGCATTGAGTTTGACGCAGCGATACTGGCTCTCGATGATGCCTGGAGGGCTGAGTGGGCCGAAGAGCAAAAAAGGCGGGCGATAGTAAAATAACCTAATCATTGTTTAGCTGCCTCTATATGTTAGGATGTTTCTGATTGTAATCACGGGAAACATAAAATGAAGAAATTATTGATAGTGGCTCTGGGGGCAGTGCTTTTAACAGGGTGTACAACGCCGGCTCGTAACTATGTGCCTCAAACAAAGCAAATCAGTATTCCGCCGCTAAATACAGTAACAACAACCTACGTTGGCGAGGATATGGTTAGGCAGGGAATTGATGCTAGCATTGATGCAATTCATTTCAATCAGGCTGTGGTTATAGGCTCAATCGGTGTCTATACGATCCCGGCAGGAGACTACGTAAAAATTGGAGAGGATTCAAAATCAGAGTTTTACTCTAATGTAGAAAGAACATCAGGTGCAGTTGTTCCTAACCGCTTCATGGTTAATGATCCCACACAAAGCATACAGCTCATGAAGAACGGCGAAATTTGTATTGTCACGATTTATGGTGGAACCAAGTGTGATACAGGCAAGCCATTTACGAAAGTAAAATTCCAGACCGAGCAACAATCTTCCTTCCAGCAAACTCTTATCTACAATGGGAAGGTCGGCAACAAAATTAATATTGGTTATAGAGAATTTCAAGGAGGTATGGCTCGGGCCGCTTTTTCTAATGAGGTAGAGTACGACCTTTCTGAGTCCAAAACGATACGTTATAAAGGGGCTGTGCTGGATATCATGGATGCAAATAATCAGTCAATAACCTTTAAGTTGACTAGGAATTTTAATACAAATTAATAACTCCGGCCCATTATTTGGGCTGTTTTTTCATGGGGTGGGAGTATGAGGATTCTTGGTTATCTTGCCATCTTAATAGGCGTGATCTTAGCTGTTTTTGCTCTATTTATGGATGTAACAGTAGCAACAGATGATGGCTACAGAGTTAATAACCTTGGTTTAATATCTTCACGACAAAATTACATGATATTTGGCGGGTTCGTAACGATTGCAGGAGTCATCATCGCTTTGGTCGGTGAGAAGTTCAAACCATCCGCAAACTCAGTCAAATGTCCATACTGCGCAGAATTAATAAGCGCTGAAGCGGTGAAGTGCAAGCATTGCGGGAGTGATGTAACTCCTTCGAAGATAATAGCTAACACTGACAATACTGGAGCTAGTGATAGGCTGGCTGATGTTAATGTAAAGTTAATCGCTGGAATTGCAATTACTGCCTTTGCGGTGATTATCGTAGCAATAATGTTTTACCGCCAATGAAGTAAAGACCCGACAGTTTCAAAAAGTTCCAACCTCGCTTTGGCGGGGTTTTTTATTGCCCGGAGAAAAGCACGTGACAGAACAAACCTCCCGCCTGGCCATTATTATTGACAGCTCTGGGGCAGAAAAGCGGGCTGACAATCTCGCAACTGCACTTGTAAAAATGACGCAGGCAGGTGAACGTGCTGCCACCTGTGCAGGGAAAGTGACAAAGGCCACTGATGAAGAAAAACAGTCCCTTTCTGAACTCTTAGATCGTATCGACCCGGTAAACGCAGCCCTGAACAAACTGGATAAACAACAGCAGGATCTTGCGAAATTCAAATCTAAGGGGATGGTAGATACCGATACATTCGATCTTTATTCAAAGAAAATCGAGGAAACACGAAACAGGCTAACAGGATTTCGCGACGACCTTGGTAAAACCGGCCAATCTGCCGCCCAGACTGCCTATGCCATGCGCATGATCCCGGCTCAGATGACAGATATTGTTGTCGGCTTATCCACCGGTCAGTCACCGTTTATGGTGCTGATGCAGCAGGGCGGGCAGTTGAAAGATATGTTCGGGGGTATTATTCCTGCAATTAAAGGTGTATCCACCTACGTCATGGGGTTGGTAAATCCATTTACAGTAGCTGCGGGGGCGGTTGGTCTGCTCACTTATGCTGTTTATCAAAATCGGCTGGACATTGAAGCGGCAACAAAAATTGCTACAGAGTCGCTTGGCACTAACGGTGATGCTGCCGAGCGTCTTGCACTTAATATGGTTGCAATATCCGATAAGACGGGGCTGGCGATCGAAGACGTCGGCAATATGTTTATCACAACGAATGACGGTACCAGCGAGGCAGTCAATAAATTAATTGATGTGGGGTTTAGTTACGATGAAGCACGACAAAAAGTCTCACAATATAAAGATTCGGCTAATTTTACGGCTCTGAATGCTGATATAGATATGCATCGTCGAGAGATCCTGAAAATAGGCGACTCATGGACGGCTGCGGCTATAAAGGTCAAAAATTATTACACAGCAGCCGACAAAGGTAAGCAGAATGTTGCCCTTGGTGGTGCAATAGATCCCACAATGAGATTTATCGGCCAGGCTATCGACCTGCAATCAACGATGAATGCTTTGACCATTCAGGGTAATAATGCTGTTGCAGAGTCTGTTGACTGGATTAATAAGGAGTATCTGGCGGCAGACAGAGTTGCCGGTGCAGAGGCTCGGTTAAAGGAGGCAAGAGAGCAGTCCAGAAAAATTGCTTTCTCAGGAAATAAAGAAGCCATCGATCAGGCAAATGCGCTAATTGCTGTACGAGAAAAGGAACTTGAGCAGGCTAAAAAGGCTGGGCAGCCTAAGACCCACAAAGGAAAAGCCTATACAGAGGACGCGGCAACCCGGCTGCTTGATCAAATATACCAGCAGACAGCTGCCTTGCAGTCCCAGCTGGATGCCAGTGACAAGCTTAACAGCGCAACCCAGGCGCGGGTAAAGTTCGAACAGCAAATTGCTGACCTCAAGTCTAAAACGCAGCTCACAGCTGACCAGAAATCGATCCTTTCCCGTTCAGATGAAATCCTCCAGGCGTATAAGCAGCAGGAGGCACTGCAAAACTCCGTAAAAACCCTGGATGATTACCGGAAAATGCAGGAACAGGTAAAGACGAAGGATGAGCGGACCAACGATCTGCTTAAAACCCGTCTTGAACTGCTGGAGAAAGCCAAAGCAACCGGGCAACTAAAACCCGGTGAATATGAAAAAACTCGGGCAGATATTTATCAAAACACCGATATGCAACTGCCCTCGACGGTTCGTAATGTTGTAGGAAACCTGACACCCACAGGAGGGCGACTCTCTGGAACTTTTGAGGGGATGCAGGGGCAAATCAACGAATATGACCAGGCTCAACAAGTGCTCCAGCGCTGGCTGGCAGCTCAGGAGGAAGCTTATGCGAAGGCCGGTGAAATAACTGCCGAGGGTGAGGCCAGAATGACCTCTATTCGTCAACGTGCAGCGGATGCAAATCAGGTCATCGAGGCTCAGAAAAACACCATCATATCTGCGGCCACGCAGTCCTTGTTTGACAGTACCGCCGACATCATGCGAACGGGGTTTGGTGAGCAATCGGCAATCTACAAGGTTGCTTTTGCTGCGAGCAAGGCATTCGCTATCGCTGACTCTATGGTGAAAATCCAGCAGGCTATAGCAAGTGGGGCAGTAAGCGCGCCTTATCCGGCCAACATCATCGCTATGGCCTCAATCGCTGCGCAGACTGCCAGTATCGTCTCAAATATCCAGGCTGTTTCAGGAGTTGGCTTCGCCTCAGGCGGTTACACCGGCCCCGGAGGTAAGTATCAGCCCGCGGGTATTGTTCACAAAGGTGAATACGTCTTCGACCAGGCGTCAACGAATCGGATCGGCGTGTCTCAGCTTGAGGCACTTCGAAATGGCCAACCGCTTGATGCAACTCTGGGTCGCACAGGGTTTGGTACTGGTGTTCAGAACGTTAACAGCGATAACCGTAGGCAAACAACTGTACACGCGCCGATTAATCAGGAGTTTCATCTCCAGGGTATTACTCCGGAGCAGTTGAGCGCTACACTCAATCAGAATAATCGACAGCTTTCCAGGCAGTTAAAAGGTGAACTCACAAAGGAGGTTACCATGCCACAAGGGGCTTTTGGCAACGCTCTAAAAGGAAACTATACACGACAAGGTCCTAGGTAAGCTAAACTGCATTAGCTGAGACTTGATTAGGTAGGTAAGTCTAACATTCTGAGTAGGTGCAAGAAAATACAAGGATCTTATTAATGGAAGCGTTGTTAACATTTACATTTAAAGACTTCATAGCTTTTATGATTCCTCTTTTTATTGGCGGTCTTATCTTCAATAGGAGACGTAAACGTAAGGAGGTCCGAGTGAAGTTTTCATTTCTTTGGCTTATTTTGATAGTCGGTGGAATTCTTGAAATATGCGATGACATCTACACAACTTATTCCTATAGGCATAATCACTTATATAATAATGATACGCTTACAACCGTGTTTAACTATGATTTTGCAAAAATTGTTTTTTGTGGGGTTTTGATCTTTGTTTCTATTGCGCTTCTTCTTCAGGAGTTGCTTTTAAACAAGCAGTCACATTGACGTATATGGCCTGTCGGCACATTGCCCTTTTTTATTTTGATATGTGGCTGTGCCGAAACAATGTAAGCTTAAATTAAAGTCAATAAAATTAGTGTATTGATAATGCTGCGTTTTTGATTTCTTTTAGCTCTTGAGATGAGTTGATAGATATATCGCCTTGTGTGTTTGTGTCGATTTAATAAAACTTTTATCTTCATTAATCTGAGCAAAAACATCAAACCTTCTTCGATTCCATCGTGCTTTATTCTGAAATTAATGACCTCCTGAGGTTAATGGTGAAATTTTATTCGAGATACTTTACCGGGAGGCTGCATGACTGATATCTACTACCCACATGACTATCTTCCAATGCCACTGCAGGAAGGATACGGATTCCAGCCTGTAAGCCCGTTAAAACGAACCCAGCTAACCACCGGCCGCGCGCGGCAAAGGCGAGCTTATACGTCCACGCCGACGCAGGCCAGTGTGTCATGGTTTATGGAAACCGATGCGCAGGGACTGGCGTTTGAGTCCTGGTTCCGTGATGCGTTATCTGACGGGGCTGCATGGTTCATGATGAAGCTGCAGACGCCGGCAGGCATTAAGTTTTACAAATGCCGCTTTACAGATATTTATCAGGGACCGGTACTGGTGGCCCCGATTTACTGGAAGTACACAGCGACGCTTGAATTATGGGAACGCCCCCTTGCTCCTGCCCCATGGGGTAATTACCCGGAATGGATCGTCGGCAGCTCACTGCTGGATATTGCGCTGAATAAGGAGTGGCCCAAGGCTTGATTAAAACCGTTTCACCTTCATAATCACTTGTGTCGATTTGTGGGAAAGTCCTTCATGCCGCTCCGTAGCCGGAGCGTGAAATAAAGCGCGGAATAGCGATCCTGCCGGTGAGGGTACACCCACATTCGACACCAATTTTTAAGGTCACCTTCGGGTGGCCTTTTTTATTGGGTAAAAATCATGACAATACTCAACCGCCTGTACGCCAGCAGCGGGCCGGAGGTGATCATTGAGACGCTGCAGATCACCATTGGTTCTGACGTCCATTATCTTTGCCAGGGCTACGAGGGTATTACGGCAACGACGGAGAACGGCGATACCGTAACGTTTACCGCCTGTGCGATAGACATTGCGCTGCCGGCGCGCAATGCGGACGGCACGCAGGACCTCAAATTTGCCTTGTGCAATATCGATGGTGTTGTGTCCACGGCGATCCGCTATGCGCTGGCTAACCGTCTGTCTGCATTGCTGACGTACCGGCGTTACATCTCCACGGATTTAGCGGCCCCTGCGGAAGTGCCGTATACGCTGAAAATCAAGTCTGGTTACTGGACTGCGACCGAAGGGCAGATTACCGCGGGTTATATGAATATCCTCGATACCGCCTGGCCACGTTACCGCTACACGCTACCTGTATTCCCCGGACTGCGTTATATCAGCTAAGGAATCCCAATGTTCAACCCTGATAAATACCGTTCTGTTAAATGGCAGAAGGGCGGTCGCTCTTTTCCAAAACTTGACTGCTTCGGCATTGTGAACGAGATACGCCGCGACCTGAATTTACCCGTCTGGCCCGATTTTGCCGGGGTCACCAAAGACGACGGCGGCCTCGACCGGGAAGCGCGCCGGATGATGCTTACCCTTGAGCGCTGCGAACCCTGCGAAGGGGCTGGGGTGGCCTGCTATTCCGGGTCGACCGTCACCCACGTAGGGATCGTGGTCAGTATCGGTGGCCTGCTGCATGTGGCGGAATGCAACCCAGGCACGAACGTCACCTTTCTGCCCTTGCCGCGGTTTAAGCGTCGATTTGTCAAAGTGGAGTTCTGGCGATGACCATTCGTTTTTACCCGTCCCGGCTTCCCGGTGAACCACTCGAAACGCATGAGCATGGTGTAACCAGTATTCGCAGCTGGCTGGTGGCAAAGGTTGAAGGCTACGAGGATCGGGATGTCCCACCGCTGACCGTTGAGGTTGAGGGGCTGTTAATTCCGCCAGGCGAGTGGGCTAAGTGTGTGATTCGCCCTGATAGTGATGTCAGGCTTTATCCGGTGCCTTTCGGGCTTGAGGCCGCGACAATTGCCTGGATAGGAGTGGGCATTGCCGTCGCATCTGCGGCTTATTCATTGTTCATGATGAGTAACATTGATGCCGGTGGCTATACGTCATCCACAGGTCGAAGCCTCGACCTGAACCCCGCTAAAGCAAACAGCGCGAAACTGGGTGATGCGATTCGTGAAGTTTTTGGGCGCGTGCGTATTTATCCGGATTATGTCGTGCAGCCCGTTACCCGGTTTGATGCCGCCGATCCTACGAAAATGCGCGTCCAGATGCTGCTGTGTCTCGGTGTTGGTGATCTGATTTATACCAATGGCGATATCCGGGTTGGCAGTACGCCAGCTTCAACGCTACCGGGATTCAGCAGCACCCATTACCCGCCAGGCGCGGACGTTTCCGGTGATGAGCGCAGCGAAAACTGGGTCAACTCCACCGAAGTGGGCGGGACGTCATCCGGCACCGGGCTGGATATGGCCCAGACGTCGCCGGACGCAGACGACATTATTGCAGACAGCATGACCGTCTCCGGATCGAGCGTGACGTTTACGGGGCTGGATACGGATGATGATGACGATAATGACGAGAACGATAACGCACTGCCGCCCAGCTGGGTCGCTGGCGCCGTGGTCGAACTTAAAGCCCCGGCGAACTACCAGATCACCACGGCGGCCGGATACAGCGTTATCGCGAGCCCGCAGCTGACGGAGATCGCGCCGGTAGTAGGTATGCCGGTGACGCTGGGGTTTAACTCTGTCGATTACGATCTGTTTATCGCGTCATATACCCCCGGTCAGGCTGCAGTGCCCGGCGCCGGGGGGAGTGCGGCAAAACTCCAGGCCAGTGCGGCCCCGACCACCTACGATTTTTCGACCAGCTCCAGCACGTTCACGATCACCTGGCAGGGGGTTACCTACCCGGTGTCGCTGGTGGCTAACAACGTCTCGATGTCGGGACTGCTGGCGGCCATCACCGAGGGACTCACTGGCTCCGGCCTGGTTGCGCAGGAAAACGGCGGCACCGTACTAATAACCGAGGCGGCCAGTCCGTTCGCGGGTGGGGCGATCACGTCCTCTTCGCTGCCTGCAGCTGTTTTCGGTGATGCCCCGGTTTACACCTCCGGCACGGCATCAACCGGCGGCAGCCCGGCGGTAACGGCGAATGTGACACTCGCTTATAACTCTGCCACGGGAACGGCCTTTTCCGGCATGCCGGAGGGGGTGCAACGGCTTTCACTTGCTCACCGCGGGAGTGAGTACCGCATTGTCTCAGCCGATGGTACAACGGCGACGGTGGCGCGCCTGGTTAACGGCGCCGTTGATGAGTCATGGCCGGGTTTCACCGCCAGGACGATGATTGACTATGAGGCCACTGGCCTTAACGACACGCTGAGCTGGCTGGGGCCGTTCCTCGTATGCCCTGAAAATGAAGTAGTGGATGCGTTCGAGGTGAATTTCTCCTTCCCGAACGGCATCTGTGGCTTTGACAGCAAGGGGAAAAAGTGGCTTCGGCATGTTGAGTGGGAGATTCAGTATCGCGTCTACGGTTCCGGATCTGGGTGGGTGAGTCACCAGGGCGAGTATGCGCTGAAAAACGTCAACGGGTTAGGTTTCACTGAGCGGATCACCCTCAGCTCTCCGGGGCTGGTAGAGGTTCGCTGCCGTCGGCGCAATGAGCAGGGCTCAAACAACGCGCGAGACAGTATGTACTGGCAGGCACTGCGCGGGCGACTGCTGACGCGCCCTTCATCCTATCCCGGCGTGTCGCTGATGGCGGTGACCGTTGAGACGGGCGGGAAGCTGGCGGCGCAGTCGGACCGCCGCGTAAACGTTGTGGCCACGCGGGCCTACGACTCAGGAACGGCCAGAACCATTTCGGGAGCGCTGCTGCATGTCGCGAACTCTCTTGGGCTGGAAATGGATGTCGACACCATCAACGCGCTGGAATCCGCGTACTGGACGCCACGGGGCGAAAATTTCGATTTCGCCACGGGCGACAGTATCTCGGCGCTGGAAATGCTGCAGAAGATAGCCAATGCCGGGAAGTCACGTTTTCTGCTGAGTGATGGCCTGGCGACGGTCAACCGCGAGGGGATTAAGCCATGGACCGGTGTGATCACTCCGCATGAGATGGTGGAGGAGCTGCAGAGCGGATTTACCGTGCCCTCAGATGATGATTTTGATGGTGTCGACGTGACGTACATCAACGGGACTACCTGGGCAGAGGAGACCGTTAAATGCCGGACGCCGGACAATCCCACGCCGGTGAAAATCGAGAACTACAAACTTGATGGGGTACTGACTCAGGACCACGCCTATCAGATCGGCATGCGTCGCCTGATGAAATACCTGCTGCAGCGGGTGACGTTCCAGACCACTACCGAGCTGGACGCGCTGTGCTACAACACGGGCGATCGCATTGTGCTCACGGATGATATTCCGGGTAACAACACGATTTCCTGTCTGGTGGAGGCGATGACAACGGCTGGTGGCGTGACAACGTTCACCGTTACGGAGCCGCTGGACTGGTCTTTCGAAAACCCCCGCGCGCTGATCCGCTATCAGGATGGCTCTGCATCCGGGCTGATGGTGGCGAGCAGGGTGGGTGATTTTCAGCTGTCAGTCCCGCACCTGAGCGAGTTTGATGACCAGATGAAGGTTGACCTGTCGTCGGCAACCATCGAGCCGATCCGCCTGGTGTTCTGCGGCTCAACGCGCCACGTCTACGACGCCATTGTAGAGGAGATCGCCCCGCAGTCTGACGGAACCTGCCAGGTCACCGCTAAAGAATACCTCGAATCGTTCTACCAGTACGATGACGCCACATACCCCGGCGACGTCGCTTAATACCAAAAAATCCCTTTCAACTTTTCTTTCGCTCAAACCCTCGTTTGGGCGAACGCTTTTTTGGAGCAAAAAACATGGCCGAACTTAACCCGCCTTTGGGAACGACGACGCCTGAAATTTTCCTGGATAACGTCAAGCGCGCTGACGAACTGGTGAACGGTCCGGCAGGAACAGTTAACGACCGAGCAGGTGAACCGCTGGATACGTGGCGTCAGATGATGGCGAAAAACGATGAGGTCAGGCAGAACCTGATCCCGCTCAGTAAGCAGTACGCGACGCTGGCGGCGGCGCAGGCGGATATCGCGAATATCCCGGTGGGAAGCACCACGTATTACCGCAGCCCTGATGACAGCGCCCTGGCTATAGAGGTCATGAACGTGAGCGGAACGCTGCAGCCTACCGGACGCCGCATGTTATCTGCTAAACCAGTCCAGGGGTTAGTTGATGCTGTTCTCTTTGCCGACCCTGTAGAGTTTTCCCGCTCAGGGTATGCGTCTGCTATGGTCGCCGAGGATATGTTCATTATTACCGCTGTCCGGTCTGATGGTTCATTTTTTATTCCTGACCTGGATACCCCCGGCATTGACCTTGACACCCTGTCTCGTATCACTGCTGAGATCACGTTTATTGACCCTATTGAGTTTTTGCGATCGGGATATCTGTCTGCGGTGCTGTCAGCTGACAGATATATTCTGTCTGCGGTGGCGCTGGATTCCGATGTTTATATACCCGTCATTTCTGACTCGGTTGGGGTTATTGAATCGCGCGAGTTCGCCCGCAGTGGTTTTATCAACGCAGTTATTTCAGGAGATCGATTTATTATGGCGGCCAGGACTACTGACGGAAACGCCCAGGAGGGGAGCAGGGAAATTCGCCTGCCGACAGAGTTTGAGCGTTCGGGATACCGGTATGCTGATGCAAGCGCAGATATGTTTGTTACAGACGGAGACCGACTGTTAACTGAGGCGTGGCGGCGTGACGTGTATTACGCCAGGGTGGTGGGCGCATACAGTCAGCTGTTTAAATTTGATGCGAATGGCGCTGAAACTCAGTTGACGCATGACAATGCGAACGTGACGAACGTCCGTGATAGCGACGATGAGGTGCAATGGCAGAGTGATGTCGATGCCGGTGTAAAAGGCGGGCTCTGGTTTACGAAGAAGTCCAGTTTCGACCCCCACCCGGTATTCCCACGAAACATCATCACGCTATGGGGGCACTCATTTCTGCAAAACCCACGACTGGCTAATAAGTTATATAAATTAACTGGAATGCCGGTCTGGAATTTCGGACGCAGTAATATCACCAGCAAGGGTGCAGCTCTGCGCCAGGGCGGCCAACGTATCGAAGTATGGCCGCTGACGGGAAAACTTCCTGCGACAACCGACGCCGTACAAGTCACGCCGTCATCGCCAGGTCCGCTGGAGCTTGGCGCTAAAAATTACGCACTGAACGGGCAGGGATATTTCCGCGGGCAAAAGGTCTGGGTTAACTGGTACGCTGACAACACGCTAAAAATCACCCGCTATGCCGCCGGTGCGGAAATTACGGTTCCCGCTGCTGAAACGCTGACGTGGATACCCCAGACACAGGAGGCCCTGACCGATATTGATACCGGGCAGGTGATAACGCCGCAGTATGCAACTTATGACAGGCACGCTGAAGGGATTAATATTTTCTGGATAGGACGAAATAACAGTGCTGGTATTTCGCAGGTTATTTCTGATTTGAAAGCGATGGTGGAAAAAGTCCGGTCGTCATCTAAATTTCCCAGAATCGTGGTGCTGGCTGATTTCATGGATGCCGGACAGACTAATGGCACGGCAGGTCGTGCACAGATGTTTTCGCTGAACGCTGCGTATAAGCGCGCGTACCCCGAATATTATTGTGAAATTAATGGTGTTGATATTCTCCAGAACTTTATCAATCACGCCAACCCGAACTATGCAGATGATGTGGCCGACGTTGCAGCCGGAACTACCCCCCGGAGTCTGCGATATGACGACCTGCATCCGTCTCAGGTTCTGCAGGAAAATGCATTACATATCGGCGCGGATGTTAACGCCGAATTTATCTATCAATATCTGACAAAAAAAGGCTGGTTATAATGACTGCAACAGTAACAGGTCCATTCGAAGTCCGCAAAAATCTGACCCTGGGCGCGGGTGTAAAACTGTACCGAGACCAGACAATTACTCCTGAAACGAAAGCAGTCTTTGATTTTGCATCGGACTGGGCGGGCGGTAACAAGGCACAGTACAAAAATCTGAACACGTTAAAAAACATGAACTATGTCGATGATGCGATAACGATTAACGCCAACGATTCAAATTCAAATGCGCAGAATTATGGCATTGGCGGGGGAATTTACTCTGCAACCGGCCAGAATCTGGGTGTAAAACTCCCGGCATCGGCATACCCAACACCGGATATGACCCGATTTATGTTTACTGTGTGGGCAAAATGGCCGGCGGACAAACTGATAAACCCCGCAAATACTAACTGGGCATTGCTCTACGCCGGCTCTGGGGAGGGTAATTTGTCTGATGATGTCAGCACTGCATTTAAAATCGGCGGGGTGAGACAGGTGAACGATGGTACGGATGTGCCAATTAACTCACTGTACGTATACGGCGTTCGCGTTACCTACCCGTCTGAGGCCCAGACTAAGATTAAAGCCGTCGTTGGCCAGAGCAAGCCATTCCAGTATGGCGTAGAAGTAGTGCGAGATAAAAACCTCAACAATTTCTACTGCAATTTTTATCTTAACGGTGAGTTGATCGGTACATCTCCGACGCATACCCCGCTCGCTATCCCGACGGTCACAAACGCCTTTGTGCTGGGAAATCTGTCCCGTGGCTACTGCATGGCGAACACTGTTTTCTATCGTGTACGCCTTGACGACCTGACCGGCTCCACTCGGCTGACTGCAGATCTCATCGCTGACGATTACACAAAAAATAAGGGGTACTTTAGTTAAAAGTAATTGCGGCTGTCATGAAAATTGATAGCCGCAGCCTCTTTGATCTGCCTCCTGAATGAAATTACTGTATGCATGACCAGTATTTCAGGAGGGCAGATCATGCTTCGACAGTCAGACATCGCCGCGGCTTTCCGCGAGGCGGTATTGCGCAACGCCAAAGGATACCAGCACCTTCACACCCGCGACTTCGTTACCGCGCTGCGCCGGCGCGGCATCCACTTTTCCGAGGTGGAGGCTAACGCCTGGATCGCACGCGAGCAGTCGTATTTCGTCGATAAGACGCCGGACCATAGCGAAAACCGCCTGTGGATGATGGCCAACATGGGGAGGGTTCTGTAATGGGCTTTCCATCACCCGCGACGGACTACACGGAACAGCGATTAACGGTTAACTCGATCTGCAATGTTGGGCCTAATACGTTGCTCTTCGAGCGGTCTGGCGGTTACGTTGTGCTGGATATCTCCCTGAAACCAAAGCAAGGTAGTCAGGTTCTGATTCAGCACGGCGGCGGGACGGAGATTGCCACGCTGAGAGGAAAGGCGCTGATTACCGAAGATGGCGAAGCAATTGAAGGTGAGGCCTTGGATGATGTCACTGTCGCAGGCGTCGTGTCGTTTACTATCTGCGATGTGCGCCAGGACAATGCGGTTGTTTAGTTGCAGTCAATTGATGGAAGATTTCGCGTGGCAGGCGTCTTGGGGCATGGGTGGGGCATGAGAAATCTGTGAAATTCGCCAAATATTGCAAACAATAAATGTTGGTTGCTATCTCCAGCCAATGAAATTGGCGCTCCTGGACGATATTTGTCGATTTATAAATTTACCGCGTCACGCAATTGAAGTGGCGGGCATACTCTTCAAGGCTGGTGATGCCAAGGCGCACCCATTTCGGGTGCACCAACTGGGGAAGCCCAATATAAATCAGAACGCGGCGAGGATCTCCTCGGTGCTGCGCACGTGCCAGGGAGAGTCGGCGGCCGCCGCCGGGTAATGACTGAAGAAGTGGTGGAGCGGTGCCGCAGGATGTTGAGTACGGGCGCAACCCGGCAGCAGGTAGCTGATGTAATAGGTGTAGACGTGAAAACAATCTACAAGTACCTCCCGGCGACTTGAAGACAAAGATTTCACTACTTTTCCTGATATGTTACGTTTGGCTTAATCAATTCATTCAGCTTTGAAAACAGTTTGGTTTGTTCGTGAACGGTAAGAAAACAATAAGTTTTGAGCAATTTTTAACTATTAACAGCAATCTTGTTTCCATCTCAGATACATGGGCTGACTTGTGGGCGTTAATTTTTCACACGGGTTTAAGCGCTGGAAGGCTGCTGAGTATTCGATATGATGATATTGATGGTGACTTGATACTGATACGAAAACAGGGTCACCTGAAGGAGCTACGTGTTAAATCAACCCCTCCAGTGGAGGCGATGATTGCTCGTAGAAGAGAACGCTATCCAGAAGATGTTTATTTATTTCAGAGCCATTCTAACCGTGTGAAGTACCAACGCCGGCCGGTCACTATAATTGCTTTCAACGCCGCTTTACGTCGCGCCGCTAGATCATTACCAGACGTTAACGTAAGCAGTAGTAGCGCGAGAAACATACCGGACTAAGCGCCTGTCCAGTAGCGTGTAGCCGATGTGACAGGCGTGGGAGTGAAGACGATTTACAAATATTTGCCAGTACAATACGGCGATAAAAAATCCCCTTGAGCAGGCACACTCAAGGGGAAAATACTACATAACATCATTGCTGTGTGCGTCTTTGCGCTCATCTATCTTCCAAGAAGATGCCTAAAGCTTCCAGATATTTCTGGTCTGAGCAGTTAAAACATTGTGTCTGTGGCCTATGTGCTCGGAGGGGGTGAAGACGATTTATAAATATTTTCCAGCCGGTTAAGTTTGCTCACCTGCGAACCGTATGCAAGAGATCGCAGGTGAGCAATTTGCTATGAAGGCATTGCCATAGCTGAAAAATTTTAACCTCGCATTGTTCGCAAAACTATCAAACAGCTAAGGCCTGAAAACACTTCCAGACTAACCTTACTCGTTACATCAATGTGTTACGGCAATGACAAAAATTGATAGCCATAACCTATATTGATCTGTCGCTTTGTTAAAACTACTGTTTATAAAAACAGTGTGCGCCGGGAGACCGGTAGAGATCAAGGGGTGAAAGTCCCCGACCATTGAAGGACCAGCAATCCACAAGGTCCCCGAGTCATGCGTTGCATACCGCGAGGTATGG